AAGACGCGCCACCAAATCTTATAAAATCGTCAACAAACAAACCAAACCCAATGACTGGGGCGGGGGAAATAGTATATATTTAGATCGTCACACAGTTAATTGTGGTAATGATGGAATAAATCAGTTTAGACTTCGTAGACCAAGAGGTAATCAAATTAATTACAAATACAAGTGTCTCGATGGTATAAACAACGGATCTTTTAATCTTAAGAGAACCAGAGCTAATGACTGGGGTGGGGGTCATACCATATACTTGGACAGACACCATGTAAACTGCGGCAGAAATCCCCTGAGTAAGTTTAGACTTGTCAGACCAAGAGGTAATCAGATACGATACGATTATTTATGTAATGCGAAAAAGACGACTGGTAGATGTCGCAATAAGAATACCGGTTGGAATCAGGAACATCGAATGAGTATTTTCCTTGATCGTCATGATGTTAAATGCGGCCGAAATGAAGTTATTACAGGATTCAAACTTGTAAGAAATGGAGGACGGGGCAAATTTAGGTATAATTATAAGTGCTGTAAGATGTGAGTAATCACCTAAGTCATTTAAACTCCTCCCAAAATCAATTAAAACTCAGAAACTGTTACACATAATGTATTCAGCTATTGCCAATAATAGTTTTTCATATCTTCTCACTCTTGATGAGTTTATGAAAGAGCTTCCCGAAGAGATAAGACCTTCTTGGATAAAGATTACGACAATCACTATGGTCTCGAGCTTCATCCAAGATATTGATATTAAGAAACTTCGCAGTATTTTCGAAAAAATAGGTTCGTTTAAGTTGAGACGAATAGGTACTGAGGGCGATTGCGGATTTGAATGGAAGTTGAAGCCCACAACCTTTTACAACCAGGTTACTCTCACATATCATGACAGTTACAGTACTAAGTCTGTCAAGGTGTTTCCCAATGGATCTATTCAGGTTGCGGGATGTTGTGATCTTTTTGATTGTAAGAGAATCATCACCCAGTTGACCTACATCTTTAAAACCTTTCTTGGAATAGAAGTTACAGTGCCAGTTGATTCTTTCCGGGTTGTTATGATCAACTCCAACTTCTCTCTCAACTACAATATCAATCTTATGAGAGTTGCCCAACACTTTGAGAATCACCCAGACATTTTCAAAGTTTCTTTTGAACCAGACAGATACTCGGCCGTTAAAATTAAATTTCGGCCATCGCAGGACATGAAAGAAATTACAACTAGTATCTTTTCAACGGGTAAGATTATCATCACTGGCGCTGAGACACTCAAAGAGATTGCATTTGCCTATAATATTATCAATCAGCACATCAACGAAGATCCTCATATTCGTGTATCGCCGACAACGGAGAAGGATGTATTTAATGTATTCTTGGGGTACAAATGCGAATCCATGGTTGAACACCTGAGGTCAAAAGGTTTCACGTCATGGCTTCAGACAATTACGAACAGGGCGATAAATTTCTAATTGTAATATAACTATGAGTAAGGTTGTTATTTTAGCTCTGATAGCTTTTTGCTCCTCTTCACTGGTTGCCAGTTCCGCGTTTGCGGCAATGAAACCAGATGCGTTAGGATTGGTTAAACAACCACCAAAATACAGATATGTGAGAATTTCACGCAGAAAGGATGGTAACGATCATTGGATGAACATCGCAGAATGTGAAGTATTCTCAGGGGGTACAAATGTTGCCAAGGATAAAAAGGTTACACAAAGTTCTATATCACACCCCAACGCCTTTAAACCACCCATGCTTGTAGACGGAAATAAGGATAATTTTGTACATACCAATAACGCTGATTTTGAATGGTTCTTAATAGATCTTGGTCAAGAATATGAGATTGAAAAGATTGTAATTACAAACCGTCGTTCGTGTTGTCAACACCGTTTGAGAAACACTATAATAGAAATTTCAAAGACGGTCGACGGGAGCAATCCCGTTAAAGCCGTCGCGTCCAGGGCCATCACCAAAGATGAAGCTGTAAAGGCAACGGTTACATGGGATGTAAAAACTAATAAAATGACGAGTGCTTAGGCGAATTAATTTCTAGTTGTATTTTAATAAAGATGTCTCAACGACTTGGAATGTCAGACGGGCGATGTTTTACCATTCACTCCTCAGCCCAACTTACCAACAACTATTTGATGCAACAAAATGGTATCAAATTCGAAGACAATTATTCTTTCCGACAAGCCCTCCAAAACAAGGGTCCAGAGTTTTTGTCCAAGCTCCAAGAACAATCCCGTTCTTCTTGTGACCCCTGCAACAAATACACTGATATGTCAAAGACCTATTAAACAGTGTGATAAATCCCGATAAAAACTTTAAAACCATACTCTAGAATGTCACAATGTGCCATATGTCTCAATGAGGTAAGGTCAACAAGGACCAATACCCCTCTCCGGTGTGGACATATGTTTCATTCCCACTGTCTAGAGGAATGGAAAAATAAAGGTAAGAATACCTGTCCCGTGTGTAGAAAAGTATTTGACGTTTCGCAATTTAAGGTTACGGTGACGGTTCAGAACAATTACACAGCAGAATCTAATACTGTGTCATTGGAGGATGAAGCCGTTTTCAATGTAATGGATATATTCAATATTTCTTTTGATGTTGAAAATACGCTAGATCTAGAGAGCCTTCTTTCGGACCTTGGGATGAGTCTTTCCGACCTTGATTCCCTTATCCTTGACGCAGAATGAGCTACAATATCGCTCATAGTTTAATCCAGGATAGTTCCTATCCGCCTTTCGCGGGTCTTTGATGGCCTTGCCAGATGCATCAACCAGAAGCGGCCCCGTTGCCCACCCCCGCTTGTGGCTGAAAACATTGGCTTTGAAAACTATTCGCTTATTTGGCGCAAACCTACCAGCGCGCTTTACACGAGATAATGGCACTTTGAAGAATTTGGCCACGGATTCCTGAGTATCACCGGGTTTAATACGATACTCCACAACGCGGTGTTGAACGTAGAAGTGGAAGTCCCCTTGGCGAATGTAATTTGTTGGTCTTCCAGGGCATACAAACATCATGACCTTATAGTACCCCCTCTTACACTTTTCACTGGGTTTCGCGCGATAGACTTTTCCGGGGTTATCAGACAGGACAGCCTTTGGAAGTCCAGTGCAAGTTGTGTAATTATTTGGTTTATTTGAGAGACCCGATCGGTCACCTGGAACACTCTTCTGCCACCGGTATGCTTCATAGTCTCCAACGGCATATGCATAACAATTATTGTTACCCCTGCCAGTGGCGGTCCCCCAACGACGGTTGGTGAACCTTCTTTCAGAACCACTCGTAGGAAGGTCCTTCATTTGTAATTGATGCAGAAAAAAATATCACTATTTAGTAAAAAATGCAAGTTGTCGAACGTTTGGCCAAATCTGAAAACAAGTCTGATATGCTCACGGAGCTTCTCCTCTTTGTCCTCAATATTCTCATCGCGACCTTCGTACTCCGATTCGCTTGGAACCGATCCCTTGTTAAGCATATTAGCGTTCTCAAGCCAATTAATACCCTACTTGATGCCTTCATTCTCGCTCTTTCCCTGAGCATTGTTCGCGTTTAAATATTCATATAAAACCTCAAATAATTCATTATTGATAAGTTGAAATATTCAACTTATGAGTAATTAGAGTATTTAGATTTCTTTGTAACCCACAATTTTTTCGCCATCGGGACTCACAAGGGTTGGGAAGGCGTCCATACCCGAACATCCACCCTTTTCACAATCTACAAATTTATATGGTTTTCCATGCCTTTTCATATACTCAAGCTGTTTTACAGTCCAACCACATCCCTTGCTCCCGTACACGGTCCATTCTTCTCCACTTGAAGCTGGAATTTTTGTCATACGGAAAAGAATAAAAAGGGCAATGGCGACAAGAGCAATTTTTGTCAATTGTTGACGACGCATTATTGTATATTATAGATTACATATTTTTTATGAGTCTGCACATTTGGTCCTTGGTCAATTTTGGATCTAAATTGAACATCTTCGCTAAATCACCTTTCTTATAGAGGCGACACTTCCGTCTGTCAATTTTGGTGTTGCCATTCTTGTTGATTGATATCTTTGGTTTCTGTCTGGGAGCTACGGCGACTGTATTTGGAGACTTCTTTTGAGGTGGCTTAACCTGGGCAATACCGGGTCTTTTTAATGGCATCTTCTTCTTTTCGGCAT